TTCCGATGGTCATGCAGCGTATGTAGTCGGCGGATTCCTCTGGGGTTTTGTCCGCCTTATCCAAAAATGGTTTCTTCCATTTTGATTCCCACTTTGATATGGAGATGAGAGAATGCTCCAGAGTCAGCCTTTGCGCTTTCAAATAGCGAAATTCCTGTTTCTCCTGATCGAAGAATTCTCTCTCTGGAATGACGATCTGAAGCATTCATCACACCTCCGCCATCCGGGAAGATTAACCCGGAATCATGGCCTTCTTCATTTCTGCGGCCTTCTTCATTTCCTCAGGAACCTGGGGAATGATGCCGTTGAAGAACCTGCTGGCCTCGTCGGCGTTGCTCGACAGCTCCATGAACAGCTCAGAGTAAGCTTCAGTGGCTGCGAACTTGGCCGAAATCTCAGGAGACTTGTAGAAATACTTGCCGTCCGGGGATTTCTCGCCGTAGGCCTTGAGAATCAGGTCCTTGAAGGTGTCGACGATCATCTTGGAGTCTTTGGCCTCGATGATGCGCTGGACGGTTTTTTCCAACCCGCCGCTGGAGCTCAGCTCCATCTCCATGCACTCGGCCTTGGTCAGGTTGAAGTAGAATGTTTCATTTCTTTCGTTTCCGTCGAAATCGAAATACTTGATGGTTTTCTTGATCATTTTTGGTAGCTCCTTTCATAAAGCGAATAGAGCAGCCCCATCAGTGGTCAACTGACAGGGCTGCAAATCAGGCGGCTATGAGCAAACAGTTAAGCTCACTTAACCATATCATAGATATCACCGGGAGAGGGCAGTGTGGCATCGGAACTGGCTGAGCCGAACAGAGTGTCCTCCAGGGTCTTCAGCTTCGCGGCGTCAATCTTCCTGGAATCGATGGTGATCGTAGAGGTCGGTTTGGAATTCGCAAGGCCCTCCACGGGGACAGGCGTGGTGTCGATATCCCAGGACATGGTCATCGCATCGGGGCTGTCGTTGACAGTCTCGTGGTTCTTCTCAGAGGGCGACGCGGTCGCGTTGTACACGATGTGGAGCACATAGCCGTCATCCGTGTCAGTGGCGGTATCGTTTCCGCTCAAAGTCCTGTAGCAGAAGCCGAAGGGCTTGCGGGTCTGCTGGCCGATGTACACGCCAGTCGCCAGCTCGGCGGAACCGTCGCACTGCGCGAACTCCTTGGGGTACATATAGGCCTCGATGGTTGCGCTGTATGTCTCGGCAGAGCGCAGGGAAGCGTACTTCATATTGTCGGCATACAGATCATTCGGTTCGGCACCGTCAGGCTTTTCAGTGACGGAGATCAGGCCGTTCCACTCGACGCCGGTCTCGTAGGTGCCATCAGCCTTCTGAACGTACAGTACGCCGTGGTCGACGCCGGTCTCATAAAACCGTTCTGCGGTCTTATCCCATTCAAGTTTAGCCATGGGGTAATCCTCCTTTAAATGTTGAGTATATACGAGTAGTAGTAGGTATCGCCGGATTTAACAACCTCTTCGCCGGTCAGATTTAATTGCGATTTAAGGTCAGCCACGATGCTGCTTGGATTGGCGGTATCAATGGCAATCAGCATATATCTTCGCACACCATTGGCTTCCTCGCTTAACAGCCTGTAAGCAATGGATGGCTTGATATACTGAGTTCCTGGTTCAGGCTCGCAATAGATACGGCGTTGAGATTCCCGATCGATTGCTATGGGAACGGTATCGGTACGGAAGTTGAATGTGTCCCAAACCCACTGCCCGGTTCGGTTGATCACATTCATTAGCAATCGGTGCAAATCCAGCCTTTGCAGCAGTTTCACGACTTCGTCCGGATTGGGCATCCTCGGCGGCTCGTCACCATCACCGTATAGAATCTTCTCGAGCGCCTCCATTTTGATTCTGTCAACCTCAGTCGAGTCGATGATCAGTGTAGAGGCGCCTTTGTGTCCGTTGAGCATGAAGGGCATCGTGTGAATGTCCCACGAAAACTGCGTTGCTTCCGGAGAGTCGTTTAAAGTTCGATAGTTTCGCTCACTGGGTGAAGCTGTAGCGTTAAAGACGAGATGAAGCTTGTAGGGTTGATCATATATGCTGTCATTTGCGACCTTGAGCTCCGTGCGATAGCAGAAGTCAAACGGTTTTCGCTTTTGCTGACCGATTTTCACGCCGTCCGTGACCTTTATTGAGCCGTCACACTCTCCGAACTCGTCGGGGTACATGTAGGCTTCGATGGTCGCTTCATAAGATTCCAAAGATCTGAATGAAGCATACTGGACGTTGTCAGCATACAACTTGACGATCTCTCCTCCAGTGGGCTTTTCGTTCACAGCGGTAAGACCACTCCAGGCGACTCCAGAACCCCCTCTTGGGTACAGGACGCCCTTGCTAATCCCGTATTCAACTTTTCGCTGACTGGGCGCGTCCCAGTTGAGTATTGCCATGCGGGGTCACCTCGTCATCGCTAATTGAAAATTTTATATGAGTAGTGATACAGGTTCTCACTCTCATACGTTCGGTTCATGCTGCATAAAGGAAGTTCGGCGATGAGAAATTTCGTCACATCATCTGGGTCACGCGTTATGTAAGTTATGCTGTAAACCCCATATGTGGTGTATCCCATATTGTCGGCTGGGCGCTTCTCAATGCCCGTGAACTCATAGACGATGCAGGGGTACTGTAGCATAAACCCCGTTGGAGGTTGAAAGTATACATGCTCGCACAATGCGTGCAGTTTATCGCTAAGGATTTGTCGCGACTTCACCGTTGTATACACCTCCAAGCGTAATGATCAGACGGGGGCGCTTGGAAACGACCGATGTGGCCTTCCATGCAACCCCCATCCATTTGACATAACGCAGGGCATGCATATGCTGATATGCATAGGCGTCTGCAACGATGCTGATGCGATTTCCGATTTTCACATCGTCGTTCACGCCCTCGCCGTTTTCCAGACGCCTGCTGTTCTCCTCGATGTCACCCCTGTACATCCTTTCGACAGGCATGTTACTGTATATGTCAAGCCCGGTTTCCTGGGTTTCGACATACCCAACTGCCCCGTAAAACTTTGCCATGCGCTATGTCACTCCCATTTTGATTTAGTTGAGACTAACTCAGGGGTTCGCGGAAACGGGCTTCTTCAGCACGATGGCAGAGTAGGGCTTGATCAGAGCGCCGGAGATGCGGGTCTCGATCAGGTACTTCTGCTGGTTGAAGTCGATGTCGAAGTCGTCGAACATGTTGATCTCGCCGCCCTTGTCAGCGCCCACATTGTAGTCCTGCAGGTTGACGATGATGCCCATCAGTTCGTTGGCGTTGCTGTCCAGCTTGACGCCTTCCATCACGGGCACGGTGACGATGTTCTTCACGCGCAGCGCGGTGGCCAGCTCGGCCTCGGTGCGGTACATCATGTGGCCGATGCCGTCCTCGATCAGCAGCATGGAGGTCAGAACTTCTTCGGTGGTGAACAGAGTGGGATTGCCGGAGCCCTTGTAGTCCTTGCGGGCGCGCAGAGCAGCCTTCATGAAGTTCTTGGCAGTGGCCTCTTCGGAAGCGCCGACGGTCACGATCTGCTGGATGGAGAACAGCGGCTTGTCAGTGGCGATGGGGCGCACATGATCCTCGGAAATCTTGTCATCGGACAGGGGATTCCTGCCGTCGCCGATCAGGATGGCACGGGCGATTTCCTCATTCAGCATAATCCGCATCTCGGACTTGATCCAGGCGACCACGTCGAAATCGGTGATGTCCAGGATGTCGTCACGGTCCAGCTTCTGCTTCTTGTACACGGTCTGGGGCGTGGTGGTACGCTTCAGCAGGGTGAAGACCTCTTCGATCTTCTGCTTGCCCTTGATATAACCCTTCGCGCGGGCGTCGTCCTCGGTGATGTCAGCGAAGACGCTCTTGATGCGGGAGTAGGGGGTGTGATGGGTCTTGCCGATGACCTCCTGGACCCAGTCCATGTCGCGCTTGATCCACTCAGGGGGATTGTTCAGCGACTTGGCCTCGGGGAACAGGAAGCTGGGATCGTTGACGAAATAGGTCTGATCGCCGGTAGACGTCTCCATGCCGGTGGTGTCGATATGGGCCAGAACACCTTCATTCAGATGATGCTCGTAGGACTCCTTCAGAGTGCCGTACTTCTTGCCGTCCTCCAGAACGGTGTGCAGGGCGTCGTGAATCAGGATGGTGTTGTTGGTGCCCTGGTTTTCGAAAAGATTGTGAGACATATCTTCTTCCTCCTTGTTGGCGTCATCAGTGTCGTTTTCCTGAGCGCCTTGTTTCAGTGCTTCCTGGACGCAGTAGAACAGCAGATTCTGCTGATTCTCGTCCATGCTGTTCATGACATCTTCCATGGTCATTTCCTTCTGCGGAGCAGGTGCCGTTGCAGTGGCATGCGCCAGATAGTTGGCGGGTGGCATCTGTGTGGGAATGGGAGCCGCAGCAGGAATATAGCCAGGAGCATACTGAGGCATCTGCACAGGAGCGGGAATAGGAGCCGCTGCAGGAATGGCAGAATGCGCCAGGACGATGTTCTCGTCATTGTGAATCCACGCTTCGAATTCACTGTCCTCGTCATCGAAATGCTCGAAGGACAGATCGCGGATCACAGCGCCGGGATTTGCGCCGGCCAGAACCAGGCTAACTTCACGAATCACGCCGTGAAGCACATCGCCGGCTTTCTGTTTCAGCCTGTTGGCAAATATAGACATGGATTTGATGTCCTTATGCGAAACAAGCTCCTTCGCAGTCTGGCCGGCCTTGGTGTTGTTGAATTTGCAGTACGCGTATACGCCGTCATCGCGGTTCTCAAGAAGCGCATGGCCCAAGACCTTTGTGGGGTCATCGTGCTCATGCTGCCATACCAGAGGGACCGTTGTGCCGTCGCACTCCTTAAAGGCGTCACGACGAATGGTCCTTCCGTCAGCACACTTGATGTCGTTTTTGGTGGCGTATCCGCCGAAATCAAATTTTTCGGCCATGATGGTTACCTCCAGTTTTAATCAGGCGGACCTTGCTGTTGTTGCATGATCATGGCGTTGAACTCAGACACGGGCATATCGCCGATGCGATCCATAATCGATCC